TCCACATCGAACAGATCAAGCAAATGCTTGACACTGCACCCAGCAGTCAAGAGCTTCAAGAGAGGAAGTTACGCGCATTTGAGAGTTTCCTCAGAAATTTGTGATTTATAAATAAATATAGAAATTAACCGCAGTCCTTATTACCCGTAGGAGCAATTAAATGTCTACTATTGATGAAAAATTTCAGAAATTGATCGCAGAATCCACTGCGGTTGAAGAAGAAGTTGTTGAGGAAGAAGCTGCCACTGGCGATGCTGCCATCAAGAAAGGCGCTGTTCCTCCTCAAAAGTCCGATCTTAAGAACGACGGCACCGAAGTTGCAAGCAATAGCAAAGAGAAGCCAGAAGGTACTGACAACCCTGGTGCTAAAGCAGCTGCTCCTGTGACTGCGACTAAAGACTCTACCCTGAAGACCAAGCCTAGCGGCGCTTCCTCTGCTATGCCTGGTGCTCTCTCAGCTAAAATCTTCGATGAAGTCGAAGCAGAGGGCGAGGTAGTTAATGAAGAAGAGATCGCTGAAGACATTACTGCAATCCTGTCTGGCGCGGATCTTTCAGAAGAATTCCAAGAAAAGGCAAAAACTGTTTTCGAAGCAGCAGTTTCTGCTAAGGTAGAAGAGAAAGTTTCTTCTATTAAGGAATCCGTCGAAGCAAAACTCACCGAAGAGATCGAGTCGATCAAAGAAGAGTTTGCTGGACGTGTAGAGAATTTCTTAAACTATGCGTGTGAAGAATGGATGTCGGAGAACGAACTTGCTATTGAGCAAGGTCTCCGTGCTGAAGTTACCGAATCCTTCATCGCTGGTCTGAGAAACCTGTTCATCGAAAGCAACATCAACGTTCCTACCGAATCACTTGATGTTGTTGCAGAGATGAGCGACAAGCTTGATGAAATGGAGACCCGACTCAACGAGCAAGTTGAGAAGAACATCCAACTGCATGAGAGAGTATCTGCCTATCGTAAAAATGAGATTTTGAGCGAACTGACCCGTGGTCTTGCTGAGACCCAAAAGGATAAGTTCACCTCCCTCGCTGAAGCAGTTGAGTTCAAAACTGAAGAGTCGTACCGTGAGAAGCTGACTCAAATTAAGGAGTCATACTTTGGTTCGCCCAAAGTAGAGGTATCGGAAGAGATTTCTTCTGATCAACCCGCAAAAATTGAGACTGTTAGCGAATCTATGAGCGCCTATGTTGCTGCTCTCGCTAAGAGAATCTGATCAAACTGTTAACCACTTAAACACTTAAAGGAGTAAACGCATGTATAATGCAGAACACCTCCAGGAGAAGTGGGCACCAGTCCTTAACCATGATGGTCTCCCTGAAATCAAGGACAACTATCGTAAGGCTGTTACCTCCATCCTTCTGGAAAACCAAGAGAAAGCCCTCCGCGAGGAGCGTGCTATCCTGACCGAAGCACCAACCAACGTTGGTCCTATCAACACCCAAACCACTGGTTCGGGCGCAGTTGCAGGTTTTGATCCTATCCTGATCAGCCTGATCCGCCGTGCTATGCCTAAGCTGATTGCTTATGACATCGCAGGTGTTCAGCCTATGACAGGTCCTACGGGTCTGATCTTCGCGATGCGTTCACGTTACACCAACCAGACTGGTGACGAAGCATTCTTCAACGAAGCAGATGCTCAGTTCTCTGGTACTCTGGGTGCAACCACAACCCCAACTACCGAACTGAATCCTGGTCTCATCAACGATGCGACTGGTGGTGGTACAACCGCAACCGCTTATGATCTCGCTTCCTCGAAGCTCAGCACCTCCTCACTGGAAGCTGCTGGTGACTCTGGTAGCGAATTCAACGAGATGGCATTCTCGATCGACCGTATTGCTGTTGAAGCAAAGGGTCGTGCGCTGAGAGCCGATTACTCGGTTGAACTGGCACAAGACCTCAAGGCAATCCACGGTCTTGATGCTGAGTCAGAGCTGGCAAACATCCTGAGCACTGAGATCCTTGCTGAAATCAACCGTGAGGTTGTTCGTACCGTTTATCGCGGTGCTAAGCCTGGTGCTCAAGCTAACGTTGCCAACGCTGGCGTATTTGACCTCGACGTTGACTCCAACGGTCGTTGGTCGGTTGAGAAGTTCAAAGGTCTGCTGTTCCAAATCGAGCGCGACGCTAACGCAATCGCACAAGAGACTCGTAGAGGGAAGGGCAACGTCATCATCACTTCTGCTGACGTAGCTTCTGCACTCGCTATGGCAGGCGTTCTGGATTACTCCAGCGGCATCAACGGTGCTGTTGGTGGTCTGGGCGAGATCGACGACACTGGTAACACCTTCGTCGGTACTCTGAACGGTCGCTTCAAGGTCTACATCGACCCATATTCGGCAAACGTTTCTTCTGACCAATACTACGTTGTTGGTTACAAGGGTTCGAATGCTTATGATGCAGGTCTGTTCTATTGCCCATATGTTCCTCTGCAAATGTACAGAGCGATCGGTCAGGACACCTTCCAGCCACGTATTGGCTTCAAGACCCGCTACGGCATGGTCCTGAACCCATTCGCGAAGGGTCTGACTGCACTGAGCAATAGCGATCCTCAGCACAGCAGCAACCTGTCTGCTAACGCTTACTATCGCCGTGTTCGCGTTAAGAACCTGATGTGAGCCATTCTCACTAAGATTGAGGGGGGTCTTCGGACCCCCTTTTTTAATGCGATAAATATATTGTTCTATGCATAGGTCCGATGGCAAAGTCAGCTAACAAAGGCAAGAAAGGATCTGCTAATAATAAAAAACAAAACCAAGGAAATGCCACAGCTAAGAAGGCTAAGAACGGGGGCAAGAAAAAATGACAAATCTCATAGTCTTCGCAATTATTGGAATGAGTGAAATCGGACCCGACGTTTGCAAGGTTGACTATATGAGATATGTGGACGTTGAGTCAGTCACACTTCCATGTGACTTCATCAAACTAAATACCGTTAGTGCTGGCAAATTAGATGACATCAAATAATTTATTTTCACCAAGTAATCAAAACTTCCTATCGCCAGTAGGATTTAAATTTGTAATTGGAAGAACTCCAAATGTAGATTACTTTTGTCAGTCAGCTTCGATTCCAGATATTAGTATTGGTGTAAGAGAAATCCAAACTCCAATCAAGGATTATTCAATCCCTGGAGACAAGATGACATTTGGAGATTTGAATCTGAGATTCTTGGTGAACGAACAACTGGATAATTATTATGAGATCTACAAGTGGTTAAAGGGATTGACAAATCCTCAAGCTTGGGATGAGTTCTACGAGTACATTCAAACTGTGGATGAACCTGGAAGAACTACAAACTTTACGAAGCAAATGAGTGATGCACGTTTACTGATTCTCAACAGCAACTACAATACAGTATCGAGCGTCAACTTTAAAAACATTTGGCCAACAAGTTTATCAACCTTGGAGTTTGATTCTACTGTATCTGATATCAACTACTTTACAGCAGAGGTAAACTTCAAGTATAGTGTCTATGAGATTACAAATAGTGATGGATTAATTATATGAATCTTGAAACCCTTGACGATATGTGGGAAAAAGATTCCCGCTTAGATGATGAAAAATTAGATCATGACTCATTAGCAATCCCCAGATTACATGCTAAATATTTAAGACTCTACAATACTTTTGCTACCCTTCGGGATCAGCAAGAGATAAGTGTAAAGCAAGTCTACCGTGATCGGTGGGAGTACTATACAGGGAAGTCGGAGAAACCATTCCACTTTAAACTTCTCAAGCAAGATGTTCCAATCTATCTTGACTCTGACGAAGAATATCAAAAGGCAGTCCTCAAGTTAAAGTATTACAACCAGATGGTCGAAGCTATTAAGACCATCCTCACGGCAATTAACAATCGTTCGTTTCACATCAAGAACGCGATTGAGTTTGCCAAATTTTTGAAAGGTTATGAAGTCTAGTGTCATTATCGAAAAGAAGAATGAGGTCTACTTAAAGATTGATTGTGAACCACACGTTCAATATGAGTTAGCTGACGAGTTCACGTTTGATGTACCTCAAGCGAAATTCATGTCAGCTTATAGGAAGAGGTTCTGGGATGGCAAAATCAAATTATTCTCCCCTGGTACGGGCGAGATTTATGTTGGTCTTCTCCCTTACATTACAAGTTTTTGCAAGGAAAGGGGGTATGAATATGTCTATAGAGAGAACAAGTTTTACGGACTTCCATCAGAAGTGGATGAGTTTGTCACCCCTGAAGGAATCGGAGAATTCGTAAAGACTCTAAACATACCACATAAAGTACGAGACTATCAATACAAAGGCATATACGAAGCTCTGAAGCACAAGAGGAAGCTTCTGCTGTCTCCAACTGGATCTGGAAAGTCGCTGATGATTTATGCGATTACCAGATTCTTTGAGAAAAAGAATTTAAAAACTTTAATCGTTGTTCCAACTACATCTCTGGTAGAACAGATGTACAAGGACTTTGAGGATTATGGTTGGAACGCTAAGCACTATTGCCATAAGGTTTATGGTGGTCAATCTCCAGTATCCAAAAAGGATGTGGTGATCACAACTTGGCAAAGCATATACAAGTTGCCTAAGAATTACTTTAATGATTTTGGTGCGGTGATTGGAGACGAGGCACACCTATTCAAAGCTAAGTCTCTAACTGGCATCATGAATAAGCTTCATGATTGTAAATACCGCGTTGGATTCACAGGTACTCTAGACGGAACATCAACGAACCGCCTTGTTCTTGAAGGTGTCTTTGGCGCGGTTAATAAAGTTATCAAGACTGAGAGTTTGATTCAGCAAGGGCACCTCTCGGAATTTGAGATCAAGGTTTTAATCTTGAAGCATGATTCTCAAAACTTTAATAGCTATCAAGATGAGATTGATTACCTAGTTGAACACAAAGGTAGAAACAAATTCATTCGTAATCTTGTGTGTGATCTTGAAGGTAACACGTTGGTTCTGTTCAACTATGTTGAGCGTCACGGGATGCCATTATTTGATCTCATAAATAATAAAGTTGGAGAAGATCGTTTGGTCTTCTTGGTACACGGTGGAGTTGAGGTCGAAGACCGCGAGAAAGTAAGACAAATTGCAGAGACTACATCCAACTCCATTATCGTTGCATCATACGGAACATTTTCTACAGGCATCAACATTCGAAATCTTCATAATGTTGTGTTTGCCTCACCCTCAAAATCTAGGGTAAGAAACTTACAAAGTATCGGGCGCGTTCTCAGAAAAGGTGAGAACAAAAGAAAAGCAGTACTTTATGATATTGCTGATGATATTTCCAAAGGTACAAAAAGAAACTATACACTTAATCACTTAGTAGAAAGAGTAAAAATTTATAACGAAGAAAACTTTAATTATGAATTCATCGATGTTCGCATTCGAGATAACTAAAATGGATGAAGAATTTCTTGCCGCACTAAAACTTATAACTGGTGAAGAGATTCTTGCTATTGTTTGTCCTGTTAATGATCAAGCTGGAGAATATGTAATCGTTGAGAATCCAATCGAAGTTGAAGAAGTACAACTCGGTAGGAAGTCTGGTGCCAAGGTTGGACCTTGGATGAAGTTCTCAAACGAAACAACATTTATCATTCCCAAAGAGAAGATCGTCACACTTGTAGAGGTTAGCTCTGAAGTAGAAGTCTTCTACAAGCTCTCTTTAAGAAAATTAAATAGAGATCCAAATCAGTTAAATGTAGACAAGACAAACGGCATAGGAAGAATCGGATCGGTCGAGGAGGCTCGACAGAAACTAGAAAAGCTCTTTAAGAATTAAAAGCTTATCTATTCTTTGAACCCTCCACAGGGTTATTATATAGTTTTTCAAGGGGTCTGTCAAGCCCTTGACTTATGTGGTTCCATTTGCTACACTTATACAAAAGTAATACCCACGGTATGAATGACAAAGAAAACAGGAAAATCAGAACACTACGTCAATAACAAAGAATTCTTAGAGGAGCTCGTCGAATTCAAACGCAAGTGCAAAGTCGCTGCGGAGAAGGGTGAGCCACGTCCTCAAATTAATAATTATATTGGCGAGTGCTTTCTGAAGATTGCAACACACCTTTCATACAAACCAAACTTCGTGAACTACATGTTCAGAGAAGATATGATTTGTGATGGTATCGAGAACTGCGTACAGTATATCGAGAACTTCAACCCTGAGAAATCCAGCAATCCATTTGCTTACTTTACTCAGATCATTTACTATGCTTTTCTGCGTAGGATCCAAAAAGAAAAACGTCAGCTTGAGATCAAAAACAAGATCTTGATTCGTTCTGGATATGAACAAGTGTTTCATTCCGATGACAACGATTTTTCTTCGGACTATAACACCATCAAAGAAAACGTGGAACTTCGAATTAAGTAATGACAGAAATTAAATTACATGAATACGACAACTGGGCAACTGATTGGTCCCATTATGTCGGTGAAGAAGATCTGGGCAAAGTGAGGATTGCTAGAAGTCGTTTTGGTATGCACACCAGCTACCATGAGTCTGGTAAAGAATTGGTTACTGCTATTGAATTAGATCAAGTAGTTTCTGGTACATACTGGTATCTCAAATGGAAACGCGACGGATACGTTCCTCCAGTTGGCATGGAAGATGTTAAAGTGTATGATAGTATTGTTGGTGGAAAATTGTAATGAAAGTAGCGATTATCACAGACCAGCATTTTGGTGCTAGGAAATCTAATAGAATTTTTCATGACTTCTTTCTGAAGTTCTATGAGAATGTATTCTTCCCTACCCTAGAGAAGGAAGGTATTACCACGGTTATCGATCTTGGAGATACGTTCGACAATCGTAGGAATGTTGACCTATGGTCTATCCACTGGGCTAGAAAGAACTACTATGATCGCCTAGAGGAAATGGGCATCACAGTTCATTCTGTTGTTGGAAACCACACCGCATATTTTAAAGACACTAATAGAATTAACACCCTGGATAATGTTCTAAGGGAATATGGAAATGTTAGAATATATGCTAATCCAACCGAAGTGAATATCGGTGGGCTTGATGTACTTTTTATTCCCTGGATTAATCAAGAAAATGCTGAAGAAACTTATAAATGCATCCAAGAGACAACTTGCACTCACGCGATGGGGCACCTTGAGCTCAACGGATTTGAAGTCCGTAGAGGACTCGTCATGGACCACGGTGATGAGAGCGGTCGCTATCAGAAGTTCAAGCAAGTATTTTCAGGACACTACCATCATAAGTCATCCAGAGCGAATGTAAATTATCTTGGTAATCCCTATCAGATTTATTGGAATGATTACAAAGATCCACGAGGATTCCATATCTTTGATACTGAAACTTTAAAGCTTCAGCATGTAATCAATCCATATGAGATCTATGAAAAGATTTACTATGATGAGACTAAGGTAAATAGTTCTAAGTTTAAGTACAAAGATTACTCTGATAAGTTTGTCAAAGTTGTTGTAGAAAAGAAGAATGACTCTCACAAGTTTGACTTCTTTGTTGCTCAACTTTTTGCTGCTGGAGCACATGA